TCCTGCACCAAGTAAACGTCGATTGACTCTTGGAAACTCGTCAACGCCATAATTGAAATAGCGAACGATTTGTTCGGTTTCAGATTGATTGATAACTCCTCCATAAATTTCGTCACTAATGTAGATAGAATTTCTTACTCTTTTGCATTTAGCAAAATTAGCAGAAAATGCATTTCTAGCACGCCTTATTTTGCGTTTAAGTTGATTAGTGAAACGCGGGCGCTTAGTGCGTCGGCTTCGTCGTGACCTTCGGGTTCTACGCATGCGGCGTCTTGGTGCCCGTCTTGATCGAACACGAGAGAAAGAGCGAGGAGACATCCTTGCAGAAGATACAGGGCGAATCTGAGTATTCGTAAGATACCTATACGCATCACCTGCAGTAGTTGCAAAACGATTAATGTTATTGTACGAAGATGACAATTGATTTACCGTTTGTATTCCAGAATTTAGCAGGTTCAAACTTGTAGCTATTCCTGCTGTTATAGCTGCGTTCCGCGCAAGAGAGAGAGCCATACTGACAATGCGCGTAGGACGAGCGCGCTTTTATACCCTAATGGACTGCGGTAATACTGATACGCAGTCCAAAGCGCGCGCGCGCGAACGCACGCCGGGAAAAACTGGTCAAGTGGTCTGGGTTTTAGAAAAAGTTTAGTACGTGACCAGAAATGGCAAGAATAAGATCTAACCGTGTTTGCTTTACTCTCAATAACTATGAGGAAGAAGATTTGTCCAAAATCATTGAGTTCGCTGAAACAGCAAGCGACAATGGATCTATTATCAAATACATTGTCTGTGGAGAAGAAACCGGTGCTAACGGAACTAGGCATTTACAAGGTTTCATCAACGTGGACGTGGATCCGAAAAAGTGTGGCATTAAGTACTGGAAAGAATTCTTCCAATTCTCGCAAGCGGCTCACTTCGAAAATTCAAGGGGTACTGATTTGCAAAACAAAACCTACTGTACAAAAGAAGAAATTTACATCGAGGGAGGAACTCCTGAAGAAAAGCAAACAAGCGTACACGAACGAATCTTTAACACAGCAAAGATTAGCGTGGAAGAAGCTGTCGGTATTGACTATGAATTCGGCATGCGAAACTACAATCAGCTTAAACAAATATACGCCGACTATAACAGACAGGTTCCAACGTGCGGCATTGAAGAATTGCGTGAATGGCAAAAAGAGGTCATTGACCGTTTGGATGCGCAAGGATCAAGAAAAATCTTGTTTGTTGTTGACCAAGAAGGAGGAAAAGGGAAATCTGAACTGACGAAATGGTTACTCTGTAATCGTAAAGCGTGGGCGTGCCAAGGTAAATATCTGCAAGGAAAGGGGGCGTACACGCCCCCTAACCCCCTGTCGCCTGACGGCGAGTCATCCGCGCCCGCCTCCCCGCTCCCGCGGGGCCCCTACGGCGGGCTTGCTAACTTTTCTATTGTCAGGACACCGGACGAGATAAGCACGCGCCGAGCTAACGCTCGCGTTGTGCAGACCCCACCTTCGCTACGCTCATACGCGCGTGCTTCGCACAGCGCGTAAGCGGCAAAGCCACGCAAAGGGATTAATACTCTTTCTCTTTTTTTTCAGGTGGAAACACAAAAGATCTCCTTACGGCTTACGACGTGACCGCAGAAGTGTGTGTGTTCGATATGGCACGTTGTAACGATAGCAAATATTTCGCATGGAACTTCATGGAAAATTTGAAAAACGGATGGTTTACAACGATGAAATACCAAGGAATGATGAAAGCATTCAAACCCCCGAAAATAGTTGTTTTCATGAATGAAGAACCGGAAATGAATAAACTTTCGATTGATAGATATGACATTTATTATCTTTGAAAATAAATTAAATTTCAGAAATATCAGACTTATTTGTTCGTAATTGATAAATTACTTTAACCCAAATGTCCCATTTCTGTTTGACAGCTGAAGAATTAGCTTGAGGGGCTTGAATTCCAAAAGAATAAGTAGTCTCGTTACTAGAATGGGCATATTCCATCCAACCTGGATTGATCTGAGGTTTAGTATAAGTAGTGGTATTGAAACTAGTATCCTCTGTAACAATTGTAACTTGCTCTTCAACAAAAGGAGCAAGAGGAAACTGTCTGCCTCTGCGAGATAGAATAGGCATCAGCTTAACATTCGTAGATTGCTTTAGATCTACCCAATTATAACTTGGGTTTTCGATGGCTGCGGGGGTATTTCCAGTGGCAAGTCCCATTTTGTCCCTATGGTGATGACGTAGGTTAAGAAAAGCAAGAAAGGGTTCTTGTCCAGGTTTCGTAACGTACGAGCTTTCATTAGAAAGACCAACACTGTTAAGGGGACGAATTTTGACAAGCATAGCTACAGGCCGATATTCGGTAAAGAATTCTTCATCGGTAGAGACGGGAATTCCTGCACCAAGTAAACGTCGATTGACTCTTGGAAACTCGTCAACGCCATAATTGAAATAGCGAACGATTTGTTCGG